GAAAAGTTGATGCCAGTTTTAATAAATGGCAGCAAGGAGCAGCCAATAGAGATAAAGCTATCGAGTTAGGAAAACAGCGAAACGAAGCAAAATTGTCTGGTGATAAGAAAGCTTATAAGGCTGCTAATAAAGATTATAAGAAAGCTTTGAGAAAGAATACTACTTATAGAAAAGGAACAGTTAAGAAAGAAGTCGAAGCGGATCTTAGCAGAAAGTATCTTTCAAAAGCCAATTCTGTAAAAAAACAGATGGACAGCGGTCAAGGAACTAAGTCTTCTCAGAAAGAATACAATAAGTATATGTCACAGCACGATGTTCATAGAGCTAAGAGCAGAAGAGCGCAGCAAGTTGCTGCTAATAGATCTAATAGAAAAGCAGCAATTAAGAGAAGCATGACGATGACTTTTAAAGCCGCAGCAACCACAGCTGCTATTAGTGCTGGAGCCTATTATTTAAAGAAAAAAGGAAATATTAATCTTAGTTCTAGAGATTTACATAGTGCTTCAGAATTTATAAGAGCTGGTAAAAATGTTTTCAGATATGTGTAAATAATCTAAAAGGAGTTGACTGACTATGAGCCTATCAAACACAGCAACTCCTTATTATTATGGACAATTTCGCGATGCAGTGATTGCAGGAGAGATTCCAGTTAATTATTGGGTTTCTCTTGAGATGAATAGAATAGATAAACTAATAGCAAATCCTGGAGTATATTACGATCCTGATGCTATAAAAGGTTGGATCGATTATTGCGAACACGAATTGACTCTTACCGATGGCGCTGATCTGGAATTACTCTTCACTTTTAAGTTATGGGGAGAGCAAATTTTCGGATGGTATTACTTTGTTGAACGTAGCGTCTACGAACCTAATCCTGATGGACATGGCGGACGCTATGTTACAAAGAATATTAAGAAAAGACTCGTTAATAAACAGTATCTAATAGTTGCGCGAGGTGCTGCTAAGTCTATGTATGCGTCATGCATTCAGAGTTTCTATCTTAATGTTGATACATCAACGACGCATCAGATTACAACAGCACCAACAATGAAACAAGCTGAAGAAGTCCTAAGCCCTATTCGTACTTCTATAACAAGAGCTAGAGGTCCTTTGTTTAAGTTTTTAACAGAAGGGTCGCTTCAGAATACAACGGGTTCTAAAGCGAAAAGGATGAAGCTCTCATCAACGAAGAAGGGAATCGAGAACTTCTTAACCGGATCTTTGCTGGAAGCTAGGCCAATGAGCATCAACAAGCTTCAGGGATTGCGATGCAAGATAGCCACTATAGATGAGTGGTTGTCAGGAGACATTCGAGAAGATGTTGTAGGCGCTATCGAGCAAGGATCTTCTAAGAATCCGGACTATTTGATTGTGTCAACAAGTTCGGAAGGAACGGTTCGAAACGGAAGTGGCGATACAATCAAAATGGAATTGATGGACATTCTAAAGGGTAAGTATGTTAACCCGCACGTATCAATCTGGTATTACAGATTAGACGATGTGGAGGAGGTCGGAAAGCCTGAGATGTGGCTTAAAGCCAATCCCAATCTTGGAAAGACGGTTTCTTATGAGACTTACCAATTAGATGTCGAGCGAGCTGAAAACTCTCCCGCAGCTCGCAATGATATATTGGCTAAGCGATTTGGCATACCTATGGAAGGTTATACTTATTACTTCACTTATGAAGAAACTCTCCCCCATAGACAAAGAAACTTCTGGGGTATGCCATGTTCGCTTGGCGCAGACTTATCACAGGGAGACGATTTCTGTGCTTTTACGTTTCTGTTTCCTATTAGTGATGGAACATTTGGTGTTAAGACCAGAAGCTATATTTCTTCATTAACTTTAATGAAACTTCCGTCGGCTATGAGATTAAAGTATGATGAGTTCTTAAAAGAAGGAACCCTTATGGTAATGGAAGGAAGCATCTTAGATCTTATGGAAGTTTATGAGGATCTCGATCAACACATTTCACAGGCTAACTATGATGTGAGATGTTTTGGCTATGATCCATACAATGCTAAATCTTTTGTGGAACGTTGGGAGTCAGAGAATGGTCCTTTTGGATTAGAAAAAGTAATCCAGGGCGTTAAGACTGAATCTGTTCCCTTGGGAGAGCTTAAGAAACTTTCCGAATCTCGTATGCTGCTATTCGATGAACAGCTTATGTCATTTACTATGGGTAACTGCATAACTATCGAGGACACAAATGGAAATCGTAAGTTATTGAAGAAACGTAGAGAACAAAAGATAGATAACGTTGCAGCAATGATGGACGCCTTTGTGGCGTATAAGAATAATAAGGATGCATTTGAATGATGAACGAATCAATCTTAACAACAGCCAAAAAGCTTATAACCGGTCTGACTGAAGACGATACGTCATTCGATATGGATTTAATCATTCATACAAACTCTGTTCTAAACATTCTAAGCGAGCTTGGAGTTGGAGATCCTAATTATCAGATCGAAGACAACGCTAACACCTGGGATGAGTTCATAGCAGATAAAAACTATCTCAATATGTGTAAGTCGTATATGGCTTTAAAAGTCAGAATGCTCTTCGATCCTCCGACTGCTGGTCCGATTATCGAGTCTTATAACAAGCAGCTTGGAGAATTAGAGTGGCGTATCAACGCAGCAGCAGATCCAAAAGACAATAATAAACTAGCCGAGGAGTGAGTTCAAAATGGAAGAGAAAAACAACTATTTAGCCCACCACGGCGTTAAAGGAATGAAGTGGGGCGTAAGGCGCTATCAGAATACTGATGGGTCTTTAACGTCTGCGGGTAGGAAGAAATATGGTATTAAGTCTAAACGTAGTCCTTATTCTGATGGACTTAAATGGAATAGAAAGTCTAAAGAGAAGAAAGATTACGGGAAGGCTTTTGATAGAACTATAAAACGAGGAAAAGATAAGTCTAATGTTTCTCCAGCAGAAGATATTGTAGGAAAAGCAAATCAGGCATTTTCTAATTCAAGAAAAGTATATGATTCTGCAAAGAGTTTATTAACTCGTTCAAAGCGACAGTCAGAGCAAGCAAAAAGACAGGCCGCAGTTAAAAAAATGTCTAATGAAGAACTTCAAAAAAGAATCAAACGACTCGAATTGGAGAATCGGTATTTAAATCTATCAGATCCGGCTTACAATAGAGGACGAAATCGCGCTGAAGATATTTTAGACATTATTGGAGCAGCTGGAGGAATTGCTGCAGCCGGAGTTGGTATTGCTTCTACTATTTATAAGATGAAACATAGTGAGGATTATGATATGGAATTCTTAATTCAAAGATCTTCTGATGATTCTTTAATGCATTATGGTGTTAAAGGAATGAAATGGAAGAGACGAAAAACAAGATTCGAATATTCTCCAGACGGAACTTATAAACGAGTAGCAGGAGGTAATAATACTTGGCATAAAGCCCCAGGTATTAAGCCGGCCATGACTAGAGCTACTAATGACTTTAAAGTTAAAGCTACTCTTATGAGAACAAATCGAACTAGCAGTGATAGACAAACTAGTGGAAGGATTAGAGTAAAGTATATTGCTAATCGAATGAAGAGTATCACAAGATCTAGTAGTAGAAGATATAGTAATAGAGGAATATCTGTGTTTAGAAGAATTCGTAGAAGTTAATAAGGAGACACTACCCATGGGATTGGCAGACAGATTTAAAAATTCGTGGAATGCGTTTTTTAACAAGGATCCGACAGAAGGGTCCTTTTATTATGGTCAGAATGGATGGATAGGAACGGTAAGTTCTTCTAGACCTGATAGACATTATCATAATTTCGGTGGCGATAAGACTATAATCAATTCTATCTATAATAAGATTGCAATGGATGTAGCCGCGATAACTATCGAACATGTAAGAACTGATAAAAACCAGGGATATGTCGAAACGATACATTCCGGTTTGAATAATGTGTTAAATCTTGAAGCGAATATAGATCAGACATCTAGAGCTTTTATACAGGATTTAGTAATGAGCATGTTTGACGAAGGATGTGTTGCTGCGGTTCCTGTTGATACTACGGATAACCCTATTATCTATAATTCTTATGATATTTTAACAATGAGATGTGGGAAGATTGTTGAATGGTATCCAGAACATGTACGTATAGATCTATATAACGACAATACAGGAAAACATCAAGAGATAACGCTTCCTAAGAAGATGGTAGCGATTATCGAGAATCCGTTATATGCGGTAATGAACGAACCTAATTCTACTCTTCGACGATTGATTCATAAATTAAGCTTATTAGACATTGTCGACGAGCAGAACAGTTCAGGTAAATTAGATCTTATCATCCAGCTTCCATATGTTATAAAGACAACTGCGAGACAGCAGCAGGCAGAACAGCGTAGAAAAGCGATTGAAGAACAGCTCATCAATTCCAAATACGGTATAGCTTATACCGACGGAACTGAGCGAATCACTCAGCTTAATCGTCCTGTAGAAAACAATCTGTTAGCACAAGTCGAGTCACTAACCAAGACCTTATATGCGCAGTTAGGAATGACCGAATCAGTGTTTAACGGAACGGCGAATGAACAGGAGATGCTGAATTATTACAATCGCACTATCGAACCTATTCTGGCTGCTATTTGTTTGGAATACAAACGTAAGTTCCTTACAAAAACCGCTAGATCTCAGTATCAAAGCATTATGTTCTTTAGAGAACCGTTTAAGCTTGTGCCTGTTAACAGTATGGCTGATATTGCGGATAAGTTTACTCGTAATGAGATCATGACAGCTAATGAGTTTAGACAGGTTATCGGTCTTATGCGTTCTGAATCTCCAGGGGCTGATGAATTAAGAAATAAGAATCTGTATCCAACAGAACCTGAGATGATGGCGGAAGAAGAACCGGAGCTAACGGAATCAGAGAATCCGTTAGATCAGCCTCTTTATCCGGAAGAAGATGAAGAACCTATTGCTTAGTTAATTAGAAGGAGACTATTTCAAAATGAAACCAAATTATGATTTTGCCGGTTGGGCAAGCCGGAATGATTTGAAATGCTCCGACGGTAGAACAATTAGAAAAGACGCGTTTAAGGATAACGATGGGATGATCGTTCCTCTTGTTTGGAATCACGATCATAACGATCCAGAAAACGTTCTTGGTCATGCTCTTCTCGAAAACCGTGAAGAAGGTATGTATACTTACGGTTATCTTAATGATACGGAAAGAGCAAAGACAGCAAAACAGCTTCTTATGCATGGAGATATTGTAAGTCTTTCTATTTATGCCAATAAGCTTAAACAAAATGCTCATAGAGACGTTCTTCATGGAGATATTAAAGAAGTTAGTGTTGTTCTTGCCGGAGCAAACCCAGGAGCTTTTATCGACTCTGTTATTGTTCATAGTTTTGATGGATACAATGACGAATATGATGACGGAGCAGTAATTTATACTGATGAGGCCGTTACTCTTTCTCATTCCGATGATAAGAAGGATGAAGATGAGGAAGAAAAAGAAGAGAAGGTAGAAGAAACAAAAGAAGAACCTGAAGATAAGGAAGAACCGGAAGACAAAGAGTCTGAGGAAGACGAAGAGGAGAAAGATATGTCCGAGAAAGAAAAGAAAGAACTTAAACACGCTGAAGGAGAAGCAGCTCCTGAAGAAGGTGGCGAAACAATTCAGGAAGTATTTGATACTCTTAATGACAAGCAGAAAGATGCTGTCTATGCAATTATTGGTATGGCGCTTGAAGGCGAAGAAGGATCCGATGAGGAGGATGAAGAAGTGAAACATAATGTATTTGAGAATGATGAAATGAACAACGAAGAAGTCCTTACACATTCTGAGATGGCTGAGATTTTCAGTGATGCTAAGCGTTACGGATCTCTTAAAGAGGCAACTCTGCAGCATGGTATTAACAATCTTGAGATTCTGTTCCCGGATGCCAAGAATGTTGGCGGGATGCAGGAAATCAAGCGTGAGGACGAGTGGGTCTCAGGCGTAATGTCTGGAGTATCTCATTCTCCGTTCAGCCGCGTCAAGTCCATGTATGCAAACCTGACAGAGGACGATGCAAGAGCAAGAGGTTACATTAAGGGTCATATGAAGAAAGAGGAGTTCTTCGCTCTTGCTAAGCGCGAGACAACTCCGACTACAATTTACAAGAAACAGAAGATTGATCGTGATGACATGATCGATATTACAGATTTTGACATCGTTGCTTATATGAAGCAGGAGATGCGTACAATGCTCGACGAGGAAATCGCTCGTGCAATTCTCGTTGGTGATGGACGTGATCCGTCTTCAGATGACAAGATCAACGAGCTGAACATCCGTCCGATTTACAAGGATGCTAATCTGTATGCAGTTAAGGTTAATGCTGGATTTGCAGCTAATGATACAGATGCTCAGAAGGCTAAGAAAGTCATCCAGACAGCAATCAAGGCTCGTAAGAACTATAAAGGTTCTGGTAGCCCGGTTCTGTTTACAACCGAGGATTGGCTTACAGAGATGCTGCTTCTCGAGGACCTGAACCAGAGGATCATCTATGATACAGTTGATAAGCTTGCAACAGCAATGCGCGTTTCTCGTATTGTGACGGTTCCGGTTATGGAGAATCTGTCTCGTACAGTTAACGGCGAGACGAGAAATCTTATCGGTATTATTGTCAATCTGAAAGATTACAATGTCGGTGCTGATAAGGGCGGAGCAGTAGCAATGTTCGATGATTTCGACATTGATTATAATGCTCAGAAGTATCTGATTGAAACTCGTTGTTCTGGCGCTTTGGTAAGACCGTATTCGGCTCTGGTTCTGGAGTCTGCTAACGGCACAATCTCTGGTGCTGACGTTATTGATACAGATTCTGAATGATGCTGAGGTAATTTCAAAATGGGAAAGTTTTTTGGAAAAGTAGGACTTGTTATTATGGAACGGACTGCTCCAGGAGTCTATATGCCAAATACGGTTACTAAACCCTGTTATGGAGAAGTTCTTAATGTTACTAAACGTTGGCAGGGAGCCGCAGAGCAGGTTAATGACAATTTGAATATAGATTCTAGGATAAGTATTCTTAGTAATAAGTTTCTAACAGAGAACTTATCTCATATAAGATTTGTGGAATGGATGGGAGCTCTATGGAAGGTAACTTCTGTAGAGCTTTCTTATCCTAGAATAATTCTATCGATTGGAGGAGTATACAATGACAACGATGAACAAGAGACTTGAGCTTCAGAGCATTCTTGAAGAGGTTCTTGGTTCAGATCATGTATTTTTCCAACCTCCTGAAAGTATTAGGCTTACCTATCCCTGTGTGGTTTATCATAGAGAAAGCGGAAGTTCTAGATTTGCTGATAATAAGATGTACTCTTTTGAGTATAGGTATCAAATACTTTACATCGATAGAAATCCAGATTCAGATTTTCCTATCAGATTATTAGAAAGACTGCCCAAATGTCGATATGACAGACATTATGCAGTCGATAATCTAAATCACGAAGCATTTACCCTATATTTCTAATTAGGAGGAATAATTATGTCTATTTTACTTAATTGGGACGCTGCTGGCGAGAAACTTTATGAAACCGGTGTAGATCGCGGCGTCCTCTTTCTTTACGCATCTACAAAAGTTAATGACACAAACTATGCTAATGGCGTAGCTTGGAATGGACTGACTCAGGTCACACAGAGTCCTTCTGGTGCTGAGTCTAACCCTATTTATGCTGATAACATTAAGTATCTGGATCTTCGTTCAAACGAGGAGTTCGGAGCGACTGTTGAAGCATATACATATCCGGACGAATTTGCTGAGTGCGACGGCTCAGCTGCTGTTGCGACAGGAGTTTATATTTCTCAGCAGGCTAGAAAGAAGTTCGGGTTTACATATCGTAGCCGTATTGGTAATGACGAAGATGGCGATAGCCATGGCTACAAGATTCATCTTGTTTATGGATGTACTGCTGCTCCGTCGGAGAAGGCTTATCAGACGGTTAATGATTCTCCGGAAGCTATTACATTCTCTTGGGAAGTTTCTACAGAGCCGGTTCCTGTTGGAAAGATTAATAATGTGGAATATCGACCGGTAGCACATCTTGAGATTGATAGCACAAAGGCCGACTCAACAAAGCTTACTGCTTTCGAAGAAATGCTGTATGGAAAAGCAGCCGAAGGACAGGGAGGGGAAGCTACTCAGCCCTATATGCCTCTTCCGGCAGACGTCATTGCTCACTTCGATACTAATGGCTGATTAATTTAAGGTATTGATTTGGTCCTCCCTGTTCTTACAGACAGGGAGGATATTTTTATAAAGGAGGATAAATCATGCTGAAGAAAACTATGACTTATACGGATTTTAATGGCGTTGAAAGAACAGAGGATTTCTATTTCCATCTCACAGAAGCAGAGATCGCTGATATGGAATTAAATGAAGAAGGTGGATTAGCCGCAAAGATTGAGCGAATTGTTAATAGTAAAGATACAGTTCAAATAAAAG